CCAGCGCCAGCTGGATGAAGGTGAGCGGCTGCGGCTGATCGGTCTTGGCGTTCTGCAGCTTGTTGAAACTCGAATCGCGCACGGCGGGAAAGCCGGCCTGCTCACCCCACTCATGCAGCGTGCTGTGAATCCACCCATTGCGATTGCACCACGCCGTGAGGGTGCGACCAAAGCGCTGGCGGGCGGCTAGCGGTGGATGGCTGTAGCGGTCGTGATCCAATGCTTGTGCTTCGCTAGCGGCTAGCCTACCCCTAAGGATGGACAGCCGCCTCCCCGGCCCTTAGCCGCACGTCCTGCACTGCTCCATCACTCACCACGACCCGATCCACCCACTGCGACAGCAGCCGCCGCGTCTGCTCCGGTGTCTTGGTCATCTCCGCCCACACCTGCGGTTGATCCAGTGCCTCTAAGGCATCGCTCAGCGTGAAGCGGCTGCCGCCATCGCTCACGCAGTCCTGCAGCAGCGTGCTTAAGCGCTGCTCTTTGCGCTCGATCACTTCGGCCAGGTCCGCATCCTCCAGCAACCGCAGGTCACTGATCTGACCCTGCAGCTGTTTGATCTCTGGGCTGAGCCGCTGCTTCAGCCGCAGTTCATCCACCACGCTGCAGTAGGCCAGCAGTTCACGCTTCTCCCACAACCGCTGCAGCACCGCCTCCAGCACGGTCTCTTCCTTGATCCCTTTGTGCGGACGCACCGGGCACACCTCATGGGTGCAGCGCAAATAGATCGGCCCCGGCTGGCGCGGCTGGTGGTAGTGCATCAACCCGCCGCAATGGCCGCAATGCACCAAGCCGGTCAGCACCCGACTGCGACGCTTGCGAATCGGCGTTGTGGAACGCACCCGCAGGGACTGCATCACCTGCTGGATCTCCACCTGCTCCTCGTGGCTCACCAGCCCTTGATGGGCGTGCGGGTGAATTTCCTCCACCTCGCCTGGCTTGTTCAGCAGCCGGCTTTTGTTGCCATCGGCATCCAGCTTCCAGCGAAAGGTGCCATACACGCGGCTGCCGGCAATCGCTGGATTCAGCAGCCAACGCCGCAGGCCCTCCAGGCTGCGAAACGCCTGCCCGCATTCCTTGTACTGATAGTCAAAGGCATCGCGCAGGCTGCCGCTGGCCAAAAAGTGCTCCACGATCTGCCGCGCTACCGGCGCCGTCTCGGGGTCCAGTTCGTAGTTGAGCTTGCCCTCGGTGTAGCGGTAGCCAAACGGTGGTTTGCCCGCTTGAGGCTTGAGCTGCTTGCGGGCATACACCTGCCCGTGATGCACCCGCTCACCGATCAGCTCCGATTCCATCTGCGCCATGCCCATCAGCAAGTTGGCGTAGAAGCGCCCCATCGCCGTGGAGAGATCAATCGACTGATCGAGGCAGATCAGGTTCGGCCAGCTGTCTTGATTGAACAGGCGCAGCAACTTCCCGCCATGCACCGTGGATCGGCTCATGCGATCCATGCGCGTGCAGAGCACCGTGTTCAGCAGGCCTTGGCCGCAGCACTCCAGCAAGCGCTTCAGCTCCGGCCGGTCATCGCGGGTGCCGGAGGCCACATCCACAAACTCCACCACCGGCTCACCGAGCTTCTCGGCCTGCTCCCGGAGGCGGCTGAGCTGCTGCTCTAAGGCGTGGGACTGATCCTCGCTTTCGGTGCTGACGCGGGCGTAAATCGCCGTCGTCATGGTTCAATTCGCTCCAGGCTATTCTGTGGCTACAGGCTTAGCCGCGCCAGAGCTGCTTGGCCTGAAACCACAGCCGAAAAGCCGCATGACCACTGCGATCTCAGACCTGACCGCTCAGCCGATCACGCGCAGCACTCTGCTGGAGCTGCTCAGCAGCGACGGCCAGGCCCATGAAAACCTGGGAGCGGGCGTCCGCGAGGCCTGCGTGTGCCTGCATGACGCCCGGAGCTACTACGACCTGCCGGCGGTGCTGGAGGAGCCTCTGAGCCGCTTCCGCTGGCACCTCGATCAGGCGTTTGCGGCGCTGGAGGATGCCCGCGAGCTGATCTGAACGGCACGCCCAGTCGAATTGCCACTGGCCCTAGGGAATAAAGCCCCTAGGGCTTTTTGCTGTCTTGACGCGCAGCAGATCTGCCTCGGACCGGCTAATTCGCTCTAGCGCAGTTTATTGTTGTGATTCGCGCTAGTCCCGCCATGCGACGGCTAGCGACTAACACATCCAAAGCCATGACCGCATCCCTTCACCTGGTGACGCGCAGGCCCAAGCGCATCACGATCACCGTGTCCTACGCCGTCGCGGAGCACCTCTTCACGATGAGCGACGAGCAGGGCCGCTCCACCAGCAACCTGGCCGCTCACCTGTTGGAGGTGGCGCTGGAGGCCATGCAGGGTGAACCGCCGATCAAGAAGAAGTGGCCCGGCAAGGGCTGAGCACACGGCCCCGTCAGGGGCCTTTTTTTGTGGCGGTATGCAGCAGTCCTGCGGCGGGTCGCAAGGGACTCGGGGACTAGCGCAGATATGCCTTGCCACTGTGGCTAGCTGTCGCTAATTTCTGCCCGAAGCAGCGCGGAGCTGCTGCACGCATCAGGAAGCTATGCCACGCATCACCCTCACGGTTGAGGCGGATCTACTGGATCTGCTGCAACGCCATAAGCCCAAACGCCAGGCCCTGTCAGCCTTTTGCGCTGACCTGCTGGAGCTTCAAACGCTAGGGCTTGACAGCGCTAGTAAGCTACCCGCGTACCGTGTCGGTGCGGGAAACACAGGTCACCGGACAACGGAGACAGGCTCTCAACCTCAGCCGGAGCAAAGCTCGGCAGAGGGTCACCTCTCTCCTCCTGAGAAAGTTTTCTCTCCTGACCTTCCCCCCATTGGGATGGGGGATGGTGTCGGGAGGGAGTCTGAGGGAACCCCTAGGAAGGACCCAAAGCAGATTCCGGGCAACCTGCTGGCGCACGATGATCTGATCCGTGATTTCTGGCGGATTAAAGGCGGCAGTAAAGGCGACCGCGCCTGGTCGTTGTTGCTCACTGAGCTGACCAAGATCCAAGACCTGCATGGCGACACCGTGCTGCGTCAGCAGATCGAGCTGGCGATCAACGGCAAGTGGAAGGGAATCACGCTGGCCAACTTGGAGCGCTTCGCCAAGCCCGGTGCCAAGGCCGCCAGCGGTGCCTACGTGGACTCGATCACCCGCGACCGTCAGGTGATGGATTCCTTCCTGGCCATGTTCCCCACCGAGCAGGAGGCTGCATGATCACGCAGGAAGACTTCGGCAAGGTGCTGCAGGCCCTCAGCCGCACGCTGCCGCGCTTCAAGCCCTGGGATGAAACCGCCATGGCCTTGGCGTGGATGACCTTCCCCGAGCGGGCCAAGCAGGAGCTGACCCGTGAGGTGTGGCTCTATGCCGCCGGCCAGCGCCGCCTCGATCCCAACCCACCGGAGGACGTGCCGCTGGATCTGCAGCTGCTCAACTACGTCTTCCGCAACGAGAACGGCCGCGCCAACGTGGAGTGGGGCCTTAAGGCCGATCTGCCCGAGCGGATGCAGCGCCCGCATGTGTTCAACCCGCAGCCGGTGCCCGGCCAGGTGGTGCTGCCGCCGGAGCCCGCCGTCACCAACCCGCTGCTGCAGGAGGTGCGCTGGTGAGCTTCGGTCCCCTCTTTGACTTCTCCGCTAGCGCTAGCGAGGCTGCCAAGGATCACGCCATCGCCACAGTCGGCAGCAATGCTGGGCCTGAGTTCATGGAGCAGGCCAAGGCGGTCATCCTGGAGCGCCTCTCTGGCACCGAGTGCTTGGCCGAGGAGTTCCGCCGCGTCTGTGAAGACGCCGGTATCAAGCCCCACCACCACAACGCTTGGGGCAGCCTGACCAATCAGCTGGTGAAGGCCGGGATCCTGATCGACACCGGCCGCCTCGGCAAAAGCACCAGCGTCCGCAGCCATGCCCGCCGCCAACCGATCTGGAGGGTGCGCTGATGCGGCCAGCCTTTGATCTCAGCAGCGTCCAAGCACTGCTTCAACGCGGCATCAATGCGGGTTATTGGACGCTTGAACAGCTTGATTACCCACCTCCCGATTACGAACGGCAGATCCTTGACGCTCGACGTTCCCAATACTTCGGCCCGAACTATGAGCCACCAGTCCCCTACTTCAACCCGCTCCGATCCCCCAACACCGGTGAAGCCGTCCAGCCCATCAACCCCCGCGACTTCGACGTGGCTGCAGCCACTAGGGCTAACGAGGGACCAAGAAACGTGGACCTACCGCCTCTCCAATGGCCACCAGTTCCCGGTGAGCGTCACCAGCCTGATCTCGGCGGTGACCAAGACGCCTCAACAGCTGGAGGCGATCATGGCCAGCCGCCACATCTGGGAACCACGGGGCAACACCATCCACCGAGCCCTAGAGGTTATGGCGCACCAGCGCTTCAACCCCAACCCACCGCTGAAACTGTCTCCAGCGCCCCATGGTGACTACGGCGCCTGGATCGAACCTCTCCTGGCCCACGAGCTGTGGGATCGCATCAGCGTGATCGGCGCTGAAGTCATGGCCTACAGCCTGCGCCGCAACGTCGCTGGCACCGCCGACCTCGTGATCCGCTTCGCGGATGGCACCTACGGCATCGCCGATCTGAAAACCCAAAGCTCGGAGCGCTCCACCCCTTACGACACCCGCCCGCAACTCGGCGCCGGCGTCGAAATGATTGGCGACCACTACAAGCTCCTGATCTCCCGTTGCCTCACGCTCTGGTCACGGCCCGGCAGCCTCGTGATCCAAACCCACACCGCTGATGAGTGCTTGCAGGCATGGCTGGATGTCTGCGAGGAATACGCAGCACGCTTTCGACCCTTTTGAAGCTCTTGTACCTATGGCTAGCAAACGCTAGCCTTCTCTAACTGGTGCTTAGTGTGCTCCCGCGTGTCTTCTGATTTAGCCCTAAAAGGCCAAGTAGAGACCCTTTACCGGCAATCGGCTGAAGGTGATCAGGAGTTCTGCATTGACCTGGAAGGCGAAGCTCCTGATGGGCGGCCTGTCTGGGAGTGGATGGGCTACGCGAGGAAGGACAGCGCCACTCGCAGTCTGAGCAAGTTGATTGAGGGGGTGGACTTTTTGCTCCACACTTCTGTGGAGCAAACGACACGGCGAGGCGGGCACAACCGCGAGGCGATCCTTTTCTCCCGCGATGGCTTCAAGCAGTGGGGAATGCTCGCGGGCACCGACCGTGGCCGTCAAATCCGCCTCTACTTCATTGAGTGTGAAAAGCGCTTGCAGCTGGGAATGAGCCAGCCCACAGCCCTGAACGCAAGCATCGACAAGCTTGCAATCACTGTGGAGCGCGGCCTTGCCGGCCTTTACCAATCCAACGTTGAGATCAAAGAAAAAATCTCAGACCTTGATGAGCGCGTTTCAAGGTTGGAAGAGCAGCAGTGTGATCAGCTTTACGTTTTTGTCAGGTCATCTGATCTAACTATCAAACTTGGGTATACTCAAAACATTGAAGAGCGCCGCAAAAAGCACGAAAGCCGTGGCTTTGTGATGATTGGCGTGATTCCTGGCACAAGAAAGCGCGAAACTGAAATCAAAAGGTCTTTGATTTCTAAGGGGTTTCGCCCAAAGAATGGAGATGAGGAGTACCACCTCACGCCGGGCATTGTTGAAGCGTTTGCGCAGGAAGGTCTACCCATTGGTGGGCTATGCGCCACTAGGCCCAAGAACGGCCTTGCAAGGCGCTCTACTGCGCGATGCGAAGCCGCCACCCTGCCGCTTCTGAGCTGCTAATCAGCCGCCGCTAGTCCACCAGCGACCCATCCCGTGCCACTCTTGAGCCGCCGGGATGGCCCGAATACAACACCCGCAAGGGAAATCAGGGCAGGAGCATGCGGCTCCATCGGAATCCCGGCACCCTCTTCGCTAGCCACCCTTGACGCCTAGCGTTGGCTAGCCTATTCTCGTGATTACGGGGGCGACCCCACCGCACAACCACCCATGAACCCTCTCTGCACGGTTCTCCCAGATCTCCCTTCCTCCACCACGGACTGGGCTGAGCGCTACCTCTTCAACAGCGCCATCCTGTCCGACTACTGCCACGAGGAAGAACTCGACGATATGCACGCCACCTTCATGGCGGCCGGCATCCCCTACACCGTCCAGTTCCGCCCCGGCACCCCCGATCCCGAGCCCTACGACTGGGCCGACGAGTGCCTCAGCGCCTCAGATCGCAACTCCTTCGCTTGCTTCCAGTGACTAGCCCTAACGAGCAGCAGCTCGCTTTCCTGCTGGAGCAAGCCGTCACCAACGACATCCACGAAGAAGACGCCGCCGACTTCCTCGACGACCACGGCATCCCCTGCTTCTCCCACAACCGTCAAACCCTCATCACCCTCGCCTACCGCAACGGCTGGAGACCTCAATGACTTCCCCCTCCCTGCCTCCCTTCATCACCCGCACCACACGCCGCACCTACTCCCGCACCGCACCCCTGCAAGCCGTGCCCTCACGTCCGCACCGCAAACCCTCCAAGCCCCAATCCTTCCTTGAGCGTCATGGCGATCTCATCACCTTCCTCTGGACTTGCATCCTCATCGCAGCCCTCGTCTACACCGCCTTCTCTTGAACCGCTGCTAGAAGAACTCACCAACCTCGCCATCAGTGAGAAAGCGATCCAAGCCCGACGCCAAGAACTCCTTGACCTATTGGATCAACTGGTGGAAGCGGGTGAAGCAGAGGAGCAACTTGCGTGGAACGACTGCAAAATCACTCGCCGTAGCCGCAAGTCCTACACCTATCCCGCTCACATCCTTGAGCAACGCGAGCAGCTCAAGGCATCCGAACGACTTTCACTCGCCTTGGGCGAGGCCACGGTAACCATCAAACACTTCTGGGAAGTCCGCACCGCATGAAGACCAAGCTCAAAGCCTCCTCCCTCCCCATCACCCTCACCGCCTACCAACGCGCTATCGACGCCGCCGCTCGCACCGTCTCCGGCATCCCCCGCGCTCAACTCGAAGCCATCGTTGCCGCCGCTATCACCGCCATCGGCAAACCAGACCATGACGACAAAGCGGCCTGAATACCAACCCTGTCGCCTCGTCTCCCTCTGCGGTCAATACCTCACCGTTAATGGCACCTTCTCCGCAGACCCTGCCCGCGCTCTCACCGCAGAGCGTTGGTACATCGAACGACAGCAGCAACGCATCAACACCGCCACCATCATCCTCCGCGCCTAGCGCCATCACCTTCGATGTGATCGGCATGGAAGCCGCCACGCAAGGCTCCAAACGCGCCATGCCTAACGGCATCATGCTCGAAACCAACAAGCGCCTACGCCCCTGGCGCTCGCACATCACTGACGCCGCACTCGCTACCAACTACCCACTCACCACAGCACCCGTCTCTATCTCCATCACCTTCCGCTTCCTACGCCCCAAGGCTCACTTCAACAAGTCCGGTCTATCCCCTAAAGCACCACTCCACCTAACCTCCAAACACAAAGGCGACATCGACAAGCTCTCCCGTGCCGTGCTTGATGCCCTCACTGGCACTCTTCTTCACGACGATTCTCAAGTGGTTCAACTATCCGCCCACAAGCGCTACACCACCCCAGAAGAACGTCCCGGTGCCCTCATCACCATCATCCCCCTCACGGCAACTTAAGCTAGCCAGCCTTGGCACCATGGAACCGTGGTCCGTCGTCGCTGAATACCCCTACACCGGCGAACCCTTCGGCCTCGTCTTCAATGACGACTCCACCATGGCTGAAGCTGAATACATCGCTCGACAACTCCTCGCCACCTTCCGCCTCACCGGCCTCTACCTCCCCTCCTCCTCGCAAGACAACCCTGAAGGGAACTACCTCTTCCTCTTCACCATCGAACCTGAAACCATCCCTCGCATGGGCACCATCTGGGCATACGGCGTCGATGACGCAGAGCTGCGTCTCAACGTCCTAGCGTCTGATGGCACACTCTTCATGCCCTCCCCCGGTTAAACTCCGGCCATGGCAAAGAAGGCAACTAACGTACAAATTGACGAACGGGTCAACGCCGTTTACGACCTGCTTCTTCGCGCCTACAGCCGTACCCAAATCCTGCGATACGCGGCGGATGAATGGGGAGTCGCTGAACGTACAGCCGAAACCTATATCCAACGCGCACGCCAGTTAATGCAACTGGACGCTGAACTGGAACGCCCTCAATGGCTTGCTGCAGCCGTCGCTCGCCTCTACGACTACGAACGCCGCGCCTCGGAATCCAATCAGCTTGGTGTGGCCCTCAAGGCCCTTGAAGACCAGGCCAAGCTGCTCCGCTTTGAAATGGGCTGACCGGAAACCTAGGCAAAAGGCCTAGGTCATGGCTCGCACCTACAAACGCGATAAAAACGGTCGCTTTGCCGGTGGTGGCGGTGGTGGCGGCGGTGGCAAGCCTGCTGCTCGTGGGATTAGTCGCGGCACCAACCGCCTGACACGCGACAACAGCGGCAAGATCACTGGCGTCGGTGGGTCAGGTGCAACAGCCCGTGGTGGGCGACTGGCAACTGCCAAGGGCAACAAGCGGGCGACTCAGACCGCCAAGATTGCTAGTGGCCGTGCCGGTGGCACTGTTGGCAAACCCAAGGGTTTGAAGCCTGGAGCAATTAAGCCCAAGTCACCAGCAATCAAGCTTCAAGACAAGCCCTCACGCAAGGCGGTTGGCACTATCAGCGAAGCCAAGGCCAGTCGGATCGTTGCTCGCATGGATGCCAACCGTTCTGGCCTCCGTCGCGCTACTGGCACTGCTCGGCAAACGGCTAACTCAATCCGCACACGACAAAAGGCTGTTGATTTCGCTTTGGCGGCTGGAGCAAGGGCGCGAAAGAAAGGCCAGAGCCTCAGTGTGAATGAGTCGCTACAGCGTGCGGTCAAGAACGCTTCTAAGACTCGCTATGCCAAGCCCGCATCTAAGAAGGCCGCTGGCCGCATCAGCCCCGAAAAGGTCTCCCGTGTCACCGGCCGCGTCAATGCCGTCACAGCCAACGCTTCTTCCAAGCAAGGGATCAAGCGCCTTAACGCCACTGAAGTTGGCGTCCGCGCCAAGGCCTTCCTCACGCGCAAAGCTGGTGGCATGAGCGGCATGGTCGGCAAAACCTATGCCCAGCAACAGGCTGTCGTCGCAGCTGGCTTGAAGAACCCAACCCGTTACAGCACTCAAAAGCCGAATCGCAACAAGCCACGCGCTTACAACGAACTAGGCCAAGCCAACATCCGACGCAAGAACCAAGCTGCTGCCAACATTGAGCGCAACTCTTCGGCCACTTCCGGCAGGGCAGGCAACGCAGGTGGTTTAGATACGGCCAGAAGCATTCGCGCCAATAGTCAACGCCTTGCCAGTAATGCTGCTGCCAATGCCCCTACTGCCAAAGCTCTGAAGACCCGCGACATGGGGCCAAAGGCTCCTGATACGGCTCGCTCACGCAACAATCGCCTTCAAACTGCCAACCGCCGCGTCAAATACTTCCAGCAAGAAACCGATAGCCTCAACTACAAGAAGGCCGTTAGTGCAAGGGCTCAGGCACTTGCTGCACGTCCTGCTGGCACCGGCAGCAAGGTCGTATTCCGTAGCAAGAACAAGGCTGCAAACCGTCAAAATATCCGTGCTAACGATCTGACGCGTCGGGTGCGTTACGACCTGCAAAGTGCACGACGTGGTGCCTTTAGTGCTACCGGTGGTGGCGGCAGATCTGGTATTCGTCGCACTGATACCGGAAACCGTCAGCTCTCATTGCTTGGTGGAGCATCCAAAAAGCTGTATAGCGTCAAGCGTGCCACTGTTCAACGTGCAAGCGGTAAGCGGCGTTAAGGATCGCGGTGATTTACCAGCTACACTCACCTCAGTGACTGATCCTTTATGGAATCATTTCTTGATGGGTTAGATGAGCTGATGGAGGCTAGTGACATCAGTGTTATTGAGCTGATCGGTGCTCTGCAGTTGACGCAGCAGCGCATTGCTTTGCAGCTTTTGACCGATCAAGATCCTGACGAAGAGGCAGGTGAATGACTAAACCTGAAGTTACCGCTGTGGGCCGCCTCCTCAAGGCCAAGCCCGGTCAGAAGCAGCTGCATAAAATCATTGCCGTCAAGCCTGATGGCACCGTCCGCACCATCATCAACCGCCCGGCGTGAGCCTGCTCACCGGCATCTGTGAGCCTGAGCCCCTGCTCAGCTTCATGGCGCAAGCCACCGAGCAAGACAACGCCACCCTCCTCGCTCGCATTTACAGCGACCTGCACCCCAAGCAGCAGGCCTTCATCGACGACACCGACCACAAGATCGTTGCTCTCTGTGCTGGCTACGGCTCCGGCAAAACCCGTGCCCTAGCCGCCAAAGCCGTCAACCTTGCCATCGCTAATCAGGGCTTCATTGGTTGCGTCATGGAACCAACCGGCCCCCTGATCCGTGACATCTGGCAGAACGACTTCGACGACTTCCTGGAGGCCTACGACATCCCCTACACCTTCCGGGCCTCACCGCTCCCGGAATACATCCTGCACCTACCCGGCGGTGATACCAAGATTCTGTGCCGTTCGTTTGAGAACTGGACACGCCTCATCGGTCTCAACCTTGCCTGGTGTCTCGCTGACGAGGTGGACACCGTGAACAAGACGCTGGCGCAAAAAGCCTTCACCAAGATCCTTGGCCGCCTGCGCTCCGGTAACACCCGCCAGTTTGCTGCTGCCTCCACGCCCGAGGGCTACAGCTGGCTCTACCAGAACTTCGGCACCGAGGAAGCCCTAGCCCGTGAGGATCGGCACCTCATCAGGATGCGCACCTACGACAACCCGCATCTGCCGCCGGACTTCATTGAAACCCTCAAGGCTAACTACGACCCCAGCCTGCTGCTGGCCTACCTAGAAGGCCAATGGGTCAACCTGACGACGGGCCAGGTCTACGACCGCTTCAGCCGCGACAAGCACGTTCAGCCAGTCACCTGGGACGTAGATGAGCCGATCCTGCTGGGGATCGACTTCAACGTGGGCAATATGTCCGGCATCCTCGCCGTCCGCCGTGGCAACACGCTGCACATCTTCGATGAGATCAGCGGTGCCCACGACACCGATGCCCTAGCCCAAGAGGTGCGTCGCCGCTACGGCAAAGCCCGCATCCTCGGTTACCCCGATGCCTCCGGCGCTGCCCGCAGCACCAACAGCTCCCGCAGCGATGTAGCGATCCTTGAGGCCTACGACATTCACAACATGGCGCCCAAGGCCAACCCGCCCGTGCGTGATCGCATCGCAGCGGTGCAAGCCTTGCTGGAGAACGGCAACGGTGATGTGCGTCTGTTCGTCGATCCGCGCTGTAAGCGCACCATCGAGTGCCTAGAGCTGCAGAGCTACAACGACAAAGGCGATGCCGACAAGGAAGCGGGTTTCGATCACATGAATGACGCGCTGGGTTACATCGTTCACCGTTGCTTCGAGGTGGGCCGGGCCACCAGCGGCAAGGCGGTGCGCGGCCTGCGGCTCTATTGACTTGCGCTAGCCACCAATTATGGGCTAGGCTTCGCTCAGTTAGTTGAACCCGGCGGCCTCTTCGGACTCCCCGGCGGCTTCTAACCACCCCATTTCATCACTGCCATGACAACCACCCTCGCGTGGGTGGCGGTGATCCTGCTCTTCCCGCTCATCCTCCTGCTCTGGGCTACTGAGTCCCAGCAGCAGCGCATCCGTCGTCTGCACACTGCAGGCCTGAGCCAGACCAAGATCGCCAGCCGCCTCAACCTCTCCCGCTACACCGTTCGCAAGGCGCTAATGACTACCTAGCGCTGGAAACCTAGGCATAAAGAGCCGGTGCATACCCTCGCTGCCACCACCAATCTGAACCTCGCCTTGACCACCATCAAGGATCTGCAGGTTCATGACCCTGGGATTGCGTGGTTGCGCATGGAGCCCCGCTGGCGGCTGATCGAGCAGCTCAGTCTCGGCACCCTCGGCATGCAAGCGGCCGGCCGCCGCTACCTGCCACAGGAACCCAAAGAAGACGACGAGAGCTATAAGGCACGCTTGGCCCGCTCGGTCTGCCCGCCCTACACCCTGCGCCTAGAGCAGATGCTGGCCGGCATGCTCACCCGCAAGCCGGTGCGGCTGGACAACGTGCCTGACGTGATCCAGGAGCATCTGTACGACGTGGATCTGAGTGGTGCCGATCTCAACGTCTACCTGCAGGATCTGGCGCGGAAGTGCATCCGCTACGGCCACGTTGGTGTGCTGGTGGACTTCCCCCGTGGTGACGAGGGTGATGACACCCCAGTCACAGACTTCAGCCGCCCCTACTGGGTCAGCTACACGCCCCGCGACATTCTCGGTTGGCGCACTGATGTGGTGAACGGCAGCCAGCAGCTGACGCAGTTGCGCCTGCGCGAGCAGGTGGTCGTGCCTTACGGCGAGTTCGGCGAGGAAATGGTGGAGCAGGTCCGCGTGCTGGAAATTGGCCGCTTCCGTCTCTACCGCAAGCAGGCATCCAAGAACCGCGACTGGGAGCTGATCTCCGAAGGCACCACCACCCTCGATCAGATTCCCTTTGCCGTGGCATACGCCAACCGCACCGGCATCCTCGAATCCACTCCGCCTCTAGAGGAAGTCGCCTGGTTGAACCTCAAGGCCTACCGCTGCGAATCCGATCAGGCCAACATCCTCCACGTCGCCGCAGTCCCCCGTTACAACCTCTTCGGCGTACCGGCTGAAGTGGATGAGCTAGAGGCTGGCCCCAATTCGGCCATGGCCTTCCCGGTGGATGCCCGCGCTGAGTTCACTGAACCCACTGGCACCAGCTATCAAGCCCGCTTCACTGAGCTGGACCGCATCGAGAAGCAGATCGCGGAACTGGGCCTTGCAGCAGTCTTAGGTCAGAACATGACCAACCAGGCTGCCGAAGCCAAGGCCATTGAACGCAGCCAAGGTGATGCTGCCCTGCAAGCGGTCGCCATCGGCCTACAGAACCTGATCGACAGCTGCCTGCAATTCCACGCCGCCTACCTGAACCTGCCCACCTCCGGCAGCAGCATGGTGAACAACGACTTCGTGGCTCGCATGCTGGAGCCCGCCCACGTCGCTGAGCTGATCAAGCTGCGCATGAACGGCGACATCACCCAAGAAACGCTGCTGATCCAGCTCGCTGATGGTGAGTGGCTTTACGACGACTTCAACGTCGATGGCGAGATCGAAGCCACGCAAGCCCAGCAAGCACAGCGCCTTGACGCACAAGCCGCACAGCTTGATGCCAACCTTCAGCAGCTGAATTGAACCGCTAGCGAGCGCTAGTTATACTTTCAGCGATACATCGTTTGTTGCTGTTTTGTCTGACGATCTCGATCAGCAAGAGTCACCGAGCCAATCCTCGGTTGATGCTTCTGCGCTGCAGTCGAAGATTGAGTCCCTGATCCAGCACAACCAAAAGCTGGAGCGCCAACTCGGCCAGGCCAAAGACAAGCTGCGGGCAGTGCCGGATGGTGTGGACGTTGATGGGCTGATCAAGTTCAAGCAGGAACACGAGCAGGCGCAGCTGGAGCAACAGGGCAAATACGCCGAAGCCCGCCAAGCCCTTGAAGCGCAGTTCCGTGAGCGCGAATCACAACTGCAGCAACGGCTGGAAGCCTTGGAAGCGGAAAACCGCGAGCTGAAGCTGATCGGCCCTGCTGTCGCTGCACTGGCGGACACGGTGCATGACCCCGATGAGGTGATTCGCCTCAAGCTCAAGCCGGAGCAGATCGAACGCGAGGCTGATGGCACCGTCGTGGTGGTGGATGGCTATCAGCGCACGCCCATCAACGACTGGGCACGCAGCAGCCTGCCGCAATACCGCCTCAAGGCACCCAAACCCCAAGGCACCGGCGCACCCGTTGGCCGCAGTGGTGGCGGTGGTGAACTACCAGCTGGCAGCAAGAACCCCTTTAGTCGGGAGCACTACAACCTCACCGAACAGGCTCGCATCTACAAGACCGATCCTGAGTTGTACGCACGCCTCAGAGCCGCTGCTGGTAAGTAACACGCAGCGGAATACTTACAGGTAACGGGTAGCTGTTGGCGCCCTGAATGGCTGTTGGCCGCCTTTGTAAACCCCCAACCTGGAGAACACCATGGCTGCCACCGTGCGGTCTGATGTGGTCATCCCCGAGATTTTTACCCCCTATCTCGAAGAGGCCACTACCCTTCAAAACGCTTTCATCGCTTCTGGCGTTGTTCAGCCCCTCGCTGCCCTCAACGGTGGTGACGGTGGCGACTACGTGAATGTGCCCTTCTGGGATGCCAACCTGAGCGGCGATGCTGAAGTCCTGAGCGACTCCGGCAGCCTTACTCCTGGCGCTATCACCGCCGACAAGCAGCGCGGTGTGTTCCTGCATCGCGGCCGTGCCTGGGGTGTGCGTGAGCTGGCGAAGCTGGCTTCCGGTGATGACCCCATGCAGGCCATCGGCAACAAAGTGGCGTCCTACATCGCC